TAATGAAAAGTTAAGGGAAGCTTATTATGAAAAAAAGGCAAGGTTGGCGGGTAAGAAAAGGGTCTGCAAGGCACAAGGATGCAATGTAATCCTTAGTAGATACAATGCTGACAAGATATGCGATAGATGTGCGAACGCTAAAAAAATGTTAGATAGAAATCAAATGATAGAGATGATAAGAAATGTCACTGGCAAAATTAGCTAAACCTAAAGGAACTAAAGTTCTGGGTATTGACGCAAGCACCAATAGTTTTGCATTTTGTCTTATGGATGGAAAAACCCCTGTAAAATGGGGGGAAGTCGAATTTGCTGGTGCAGATGTTTATGAAAGAATTCTTGATGCCAAGAATAAAATAAAAGCGTTTAAGCATACGTTGGATTTTGACTTTGTTGTTATAGAGGCAGCAATTTCTGTAAAATCTGTACATACAGGAATGAAGATGGCATACGTATTTGGTGCTATAATGGGAGAGTTACTTAGTGAAAAAGTGGAGGTCGTCGAAGTTCATCCAATAACTTGGCAGTCATATTTGGGTAATAAAAATTTCACTAAGGCTGAAAAGCAGAAGGTGAGAGATGATTTTCCTAATAAATCGGAAAATTGGTACAAAGGAAAAATTAGAGAGATTAGAAAATCTCGAACAATTGACTTTGCGAGAACACTGGGAATTAACACTGAAAATGATAACGTCGCTGATGCAGCGGGAATAGCGTGGTATGCAGTAAATGAAGTTGTATGATAGTAAAGACTGGGTTCATAAGAGATACGTAGTCGAAAAGAAAACAGTGCTTGAAATGGCTATGGAAGCTAAATGTTCACACATGACAATCCAAAGAGCCTTGGAACGCTGGGGATTTATTAAGAAACCTAGAAAATGGACTAAGGGTGACAAAAAGTAATATTTGTTTTAACATATTTCATATACCTCAGCTAGGTAAAGACTATGCTAGAAGGTTTGCATGTTATATAAATTTAAAACAGATTCTTTCACTTAAATATAATAATTTAAATAGTGAAACAATAAAGATACAAAATTCAGATGATTATGATAAGTTTGTTAAAAACTATTATAAATTAAATGTGCGTGATCTTTTGACCTATGGAGAAATAGGTTTATGGGCAAGTAATTTAGTGGCTTTTGACAATTTTTTAAAAAGCGAGTATGATTACTTAATGTTGTTAGAAGACGATGTAGTTCTTTATAATAATTTTTTTGAATTGTTTGAAAAATATGTTGAAGAATTACCTGAAGACTTTGATATTTTTTCTTTGCATGTAAGGGAAATGGAGCATGTTAGATTTACAGACTTTGAGAATCAAAACTCTGTAGTTCCACTCTACCAATGGTGGGATACAGGAGGAGTTCTTTTTTCTAGAAAAGGTGTTGAAAGAATATTAAAAGCAGTTGAATTAAATGGAATTGATTGTCCAGTTGATTTATTTTTTTATGATTGTAAAATAGAAGGTGATGATTATAGTGCAAAAGAGCCAAATGCAACCGATAAAGTTGTTAAAAAATATAACTTTGTATCATATGGCCTTCATCCAAAATCTATCCCATTAATGTATAAATTAGTATTAAAATCAAATATTTGGGAATTGCCAAGATTGAACTTTAACGAAAGGTGATAAATGAAACTAAAGCCAGTATACGCAGATGTAGATCAATTTAGTTGTGATGATCTTTATTTGCATGCAACCTCAGCACCCTCAGGTCATAGAATTTGGAATACGTGCCATGGGATAGCACAAATGCTTATTGAAAAGAATATATCTTATGGTGATTCAGCTCTGTCACCAATTAGAACATTTGCACAATCGGACGGGATTGAGCAGATCAAGGTTAGAATTGATGATAAGTTAAATAGAATCAAGAATAATCAAGGCTTTGCTGGTGACAATGATATTGATGATTTGATTGGTTATTTAGTTTTGCTTAAAATTGCAATTGAAAAGGGTAGAGAGTAAAAATGCCGCATTCTGATGGAGCAAATAAAGGTTGGTCTTTAGACAAGATTAAAGAAATAAATCCTAAAACAATATTGGATTGCGGTACTGGATCAGGAATATACTCTGACATTATTAAAGAAAACTTCCAAGACTCGATAGTTTTGGACGGGATTGAAGTTTGGCAGCCTTATATTGATGAGTATAAACTAGAGGAAAAGTATAATAGTTTAACTAAAATAGATGTAAGGGAACACGATAATTTTGATTATGATTTGGTAATTTTTGGAGACATTCTAGAACATATGCCCAAGGAAGATGCTCTAAAACTTTGGGATAAAGTATCAAAGCAGGCTAGATATGCGATCATAGCCATACCTATTATTCATTATCCACAAGGCCCATCTTTTGGAAATCCTTATGAAGTTCATGTAAAGGATGATTGGACAGTTCAAGAAGTTCTTGATTCTTTTACAAATATAGTAGAGTATAGTGTATTTGATATTACAGCAGCGTTTCTTGCAAAATTTGATTGACAATAAAGTAGAAAAGAGTTATAATTAAGTATGGCTACATATGAATATGCATGCATTGAATGTGATAAAACCGCAGAGGTAAAAAGAAGCATGAGTGAACCTGAAACAGTTCCTCCATGTCCAAATTGTGGTTATGGCATGACACGTGTTTGGAATGCCCCAGGAATTCAATTTAAAGGATCAGGATTTTATAAAACAGACAATGGATAATGAAATAGAAGTTGCAGGTCAGTTTGACCAAATGAATAAGGTTGTTGAAGAGTTGCTTAAAGGCAGCACTTCATCGCAAATTGCTAAAACAACTGGATTGACTCGTGTTCAAGTTGACAACCATATACAAACATGGAAATCTTTAGTTCAAGATAACAATGCTATAAAAGCAAGGGCTAAGGAAGCTTTGGCAGGTGCAGACGAACATTACAACATGTTGATTAAAGAAGCTTGGAGAACATTGGAGCAAGCAGATTTACAAGATGCTTTGCCTGTTAAAACTCAAGCATTAAAACTAATCGCTGATATTGAAGCCAAGCGTATTGACATGTTGAACAAGGCGGGAGTTTTGGAAAATAATGACATGGCAGATGAGATCCTAGAATCAGAAAGAAAGCAAGAGATACTTGTTGGAATACTTAGAGATGTAACATCATCATGTGATCATTGTAAATGGGAAGTTTCAAAAAGATTGTCTCAGGTTACTGGACAAGTAGAAGCTGTTGTAGTTAATGAGTGATTTTGATATCTTTTTAGATGCTTTGAGTGGTGATGAGTTTGATGAAACTCCAGCCACACTAGAAGACTTTGTAACTAAAAAAGAATATCTTGGATTGCCACCATTGTCTGAATTACAATACACAATGATTAAGGCATCAACTCAAATTTATAAGCGTGATACTCTCCATAGAATTTATGGGGAAGTTGAAGGCGAAAAAATATTTAAACAAACTTGTAACGAAGTTATCCTACAACTCGGTAAGGGTTCTGGAAAAGACTATACATCTACCATTGCTTGTGCTTACATGGTGCACATGCTTTTATGTTTAAAGGACCCAGCAAAATATTATGGTAAGCCTCCAGGGGATGCTATTGATATTATTAATATTGCTATTAACGCTGTTCAGGCTAACCGAGTGTTCTTTAAAGGATTTAATCAAAGAATTGAAAAATCACCTTGGTTCCAAGGAAGATATGTTGCTAAAGCTAACATGGTTGAATTTGATAAAGGCGTAACCGTTCACTCTGGTCACTCTGAATCGGAAGCATGGGAAGGATATAACGTTATTGCGGTTATCCTTGATGAGATTTCGGGATTTGAGTTGGAATCAACTTCTGGTCATGCCCAAGCAAAGACTGCATCATCTATTTATAAAATGTATAAGGGATCTATTACATCTCGTTTTCCAGATTTTGGAAAACTTGTGTTGCTTTCATTTCCACGCTTTAAGAATGACTATATTCAGCAAAGGTATAATGAATCTATAGCAGAAAAAGAAGTAGTTCTAAGGCATCATACATTTAAAGTTGATCCAGATCTTCCTGATGGAACACAAGGAAATGAATTTGAAATTGAATGGGAAGAAGACCATATTGTATCTTATAAGATGCCAAGAATATTTGCATTGAAAAGACCAACATGGGAAATTAACCCTACAAGAAAAATTGAAGATTTTACAGAAGCTTTTTATTCTGACCCAATGGATGCACTTATGCGTTTTGCATGTATGCCACCAGAAGCAACAGATGCTTTCTTTAAAAACCGTTCAGTAATTGAAAAAGCATTTAGCAATCCAAAGCTAAATGTAGATGAGTATGGCAGATTTGATGATCATTTCCAGCCAGACCCAGATAAAATGTATTTTGTGCATGTTGACTTAGCTCAAAAGCATGACCATTGTGCAGTAGCACTAGCACATACGGACAGCTGGGTTACTATGAAAATTGGAGACAAGTACAAGGAAGCAGCACCAAAAATCATAGTTGATGCTGTACGTTTTTGGACCCCGACTGCATCTAAATCTGTAGATTTTACTGAAGTAAAAGACTATATAATTAGTTTAAGACAGCGGGGATTCAATCTAAAAATGGTTACATTTGACAGATGGAATTCTCACGACATGATGCAACAGTTGAAGGCACATGGAATTAATACTGAATTGCTTTCAGTTGCTAAAAAACATTATGAAGACATGTCTCTTTGTATTACAGAAGAGCGTGTCCTTGGACCACAAATTCAATTATTGATTGATGAACTGTTACAACTGCGTATTGTAAAGGATAAAGTAGATCACCCTAGAAAAGGCTCTAAAGACCTTTCTGACGCTGTTTGCGGGGCAATCTACAATGCTGTAGCACTTACACCAAGAGATCTTAATGGAGAAGTTGAGATATATACTTATTCTGGTGTATTTGCAGATGAGTTACAACAAATTAAAGAACAGTCTGATGCTAGAATTGCATCAAGTAATCAAATTAGATTGCCAGAAAGAAAAGAAATGCCAGCAACATTAAGAGAGTTTATGGGAATTGAACAAGATGAAGATGATGCTGAATTTGAAGTTGACAGCATGAGAATCCTGTAGTAGAATACAGACATGATAGCAAACGGAACACTTAAAACAATTGACGATGGTGAAGATATTTATGTTTCACTAACACAACTTTCAGAATATTTTACTGCATCAAGCATTAAAATGCGAGACGAAGCAAGAGAAATTGCTGGGCCAGATTACAAGTATGCACAAGGCATGGTAGATATTATGTTTACTATTGCCAATGAAATTTGTGAGTTTGGTAAGTTTGAAGCACAACGCAGAATGATTGAAAGCCCAGAAGATTTGTTGAGAATGATTGACAAAGCAAATGGTAATGGTGTAGAATAAAGCAAGTAATGGGATGTAGCTCAGTTGGCAGAGCGTTCGACTGTTAATCGAAATGTCGTAGGTTCGACCCCTACCATCCCAGCCAAGGTCCGTTAGCTCAGTTGGTTAGAGCGTTGCCCTGTCACGGCAAAGGTCGTCGGTTCAAGCCCGATACGGATCGCTTGGATGTAGTGTAATGGTTAGCACAAGAGCTTCCAAACCTCTTGGAGTGGGTTCGATTCCTACCATCCATGCCAGTTATTAACCCACTATAAGAAAGAGTATAATTATGAATATGATGGCAGAAAAGACAGAAGAAGTTGTAGAAAAATCTTATGTACTTGGACCACAAGATCGTTGCGATTCTTGTTCTGCTGAAGCACTAGTATGGGTTAATGGAGTGGCGGGAGAACTATTGTTCTGCGGTCATCATTACAAAAAGCATGAAGAAAAACTTAAAGATTATGCATTTGAAATTATTGATGAGAGAGATAAGCTAATACAAAATAGAGCAGTAGGATCTGAAAACTAAATAGTTTTGCTCCAATAGCTTAATCTGGTTAAAGCATTAGTCTTATATACTAACGACTGTAGGTTCAAATCCTACTTGGAGTACGGGATAGTAGCTTAGTTGGTCAAAGCCCCGAACTCATAATTCGGTAATCGTCAGTTCAATTCTGACCTGTCCCACTTATGATATAATATATTTAGCACTCGCCGATAGGGAGTGCCAATCTAACTAACTTGCTGAAAAGGAGCTAAGTAAAAATGACATATCTAAGTAATAAATACACATATACAACCACAAACACAAATCCATTCACAACATTAGAATCGGTATTTAATGATCCATTCTTTTTGGGGTTTGGAGATCAATTCCATCGCTGGACTACCAATAAAACAACAGCATCATCATTCCCGCCTTACAATGTAAAGCAGATTG